GTGCACAGATGGCCTGGGAAGGCCTTTCCACTGCCGGCCCGCGTAACAGCTACATCCTCCACGCGCGTAGTGCCGATGGTCGTGTTGCCGATGCCTCGGCCGAAAGCCCGTCCCCTGCGGAGGCGGTGGTAACCGTTCAGGCGCTGCTGGGCGACGGCACGGCCTCACAGGACCTGCTCGATAACGTCTTTGCTTATCTGAGTGACGATGATCGGCGCCCGGTCGCTGATCGCCTCACCGTGCAGTCGGCTGAAATCCTGACCTACACCGTTGACGCTGTGCTGTACCTGGCCACCACTGGCCCTGAAGCTGAGCCTATTCGCGCGGCCTCCGAAGCCAAACTCGCCGCGTTCGTTTCGCAACGTCGGCGCTTGGGCGTTGAGATCTCGGAGTCCGCCATTCATGCCGCGTTGCACGTCGAAGGCGTTCGCAAGGTGGTATTGAACGGTTGGGCGGACTTGGCCCCAACAACCGCTCAGGCAGCCTATTGCACCGGTGTTTCCGTGACTGTCGGGGGGCAATTGTGAGCACTCTCCTGCCGCCCAATGCCAGTCAGCTGGAGCAGCTCGCTGCCCAGGCTCTGGCACGCATCGATCGCGTCCCGATCCCGATACGTGACCTGGTCAACCCCGATCGCTGCCCCGTCGACCTGCTGCCCTACCTTGCCTGGGCTTTTTCCGTCGATCGTTGGGACTCCAAATGGTCGGAGGCAACCAAACGCCAGGTCATCAAGACCTCGTACTACGTCCATTCGCGCAAGGGCACCATCGGCGCCCTGCGCCGTGTCGTCGAGCCGCTGGGTTACCTGATCGAGGTGCTGGAATGGTGGCAGACCGTGCCGGAGGGCGTACCGGGCACCTTCGCCCTCAAGGTCGGTGTGCTCGATACCGGCATCACCGAGGAGATGTACGAGGAACTGACCTGGCTCATCGAAGACGCCAAACCCCTGACTCGCCATCTGACCGGCCTGGCCATCAGCCTGGAAACCTCTGGCGGCTTTCACCTCGCGGCTGCACTCCACGAAGGCGACGAAATCGATGTTTACCCGCCAGAGCCCCGAGACATCGAAGTCTCGGGTGTTATCGGGCGTGGTGGACGTGACCACACAATCGACACTCTGGAAATTTACCCATGATCGACCAGACCTCCCAGTTTTTTGCCATCCTGACCAACGTCGGCGTCGCCAAACAAGCCAACGCCGACGCTTTGGGTATTACTTGGAAGATCACGCAGATGGGTGTGGGGGACGCCAATGGTGCCGACCCTATCCCCTCGGCCACGCAAACCGCATTGATCAATGAGCGGCGCCGCGCTCCGCTGAATCAGCTGAAGGTTGATCCTGCCAACAGTGCCGTCATCATTGCCGAACAAGTGATTCCGGCCGAAGTCGGTGGCTGGTGGATCCGCGAAATCGGCTTGTACGATGCCGACAATGACCTGGTGGCCATCGCCAACTGCGCGCCGTCCTTCAAGCCCCTGCTCACCCAGGGCTCTGGTCGCACGCAAATCGTTCGAATGAATCTGGTCGTCAGCAACAGCGCCAGTGTTGAACTCAAGATCGATCCGAGTGTGGTACTGGCGACTCGGTCCTATGTGGATCAGAAGGTCCTCGACGAGCTGAACAAGCAGGACTTCAAGCATTCGGTGCTGGTGGCCACCACCGGCCCGATTGCCCTGAACGGCCTGCAGACCATCGACGGGGTCGCGATAACGGCTGGAAAACGGGTCCTTGTAAAGTCCCAAGCGGCGAGCCAAGACAATGGCCTCTACGTTGCTGCCGTTGGGGCTTGGGCACGTACCGACGATGCCGATGCCAGCGCCGAGATGACACCTGGTCTTTTTGTTCACGTCGAACAAGGTACGGCGAACAGTGACAGCGTCTGGCAATTGACAACAGATGCACCGATCGTCCTGGGCACCACGGCGCTCACCTTCGAAATGGTCGTTGGCCGTACTGGTATCACGGCGGGGACTTACCGGAGTATAACCGTCGACAAAAACGGTCGAGTAATTGGTGCCACCAACCCCACGACCCTGGCTGGAAATGGAATTGTAGATGCCTACACCAAGGCCGAAGTCGAGGCGATGATTGCCCAGGCCTCGGCGCTGCCGGTCGGCACGCAAGTCTCGTTTCCGGTGAACAGTATTCCGCCTGGGTTTCTAGAGCGTGACGGCTCCGTCAAGAGCATTGCGCTCTATCCAGATCTGGCAGCGTACTTGGGTGGAGCATTCAATCGTGGGGATGAAGGGGTGGGTAATTTCCGGCTGCCGGAATCGCGCGGCGAGCACGAGCGTGGCTGGGACCATGGGCGCGGGGTGGATGTCGGTCGAGCGGTTGGCAGCTGGCAGGACGAGTCGTTTAAGTCTCACGTTCACTCGGCCACGAGAGCGGGCTTCATGTCGAACGAGTACCCGAACTCCCAGGGTACTATGGGGACCGGCGGTTCCGTCACATATGCCGGTCAGGGTCTTCAAATGTCGGCAACCGCTGCGACTGGTGGCGCTGAAACCCGTGGTCGAAACGTGGCCGTGGTGATGTGCATCAAGGCCTGGAACGCGCCGATCAATCAGGGGAATGTCGACATTGCCGCACTGGTAGCCATGGTTGAGGCTCTGCGTGTAAATGGCCCTGTGGTTGGCACGGCGCGCAAGCTGAAGGCCTCAATTCCGGTAGCCGCACCGACAGTGACGTACACGGCCGATGAGATTGTTTTAGAGTCTGGCCTCGGCGGGTTTTCTTACAAACTCGTGAATATCAGTGCAACGCTCAACCTTGGCGCTTTGACGGGTCTCGGTTACATGGATACAGGTGCGGCCCCTGTAAACAGTTTTGTGGCTGTTTACTTACTCTATAACCCAGTCACAAAACTTTATGGCGCCATTGGCGTTAACGCGACCGCTGTCGATGTTCCCGAAGTTTACGGGGGCAACTTTGCGCCGGCCGGTTACACCGCTTCTGCGTTGCTCGGCGTATTACCGACGAACGCTAGCGCACAGTTCAAGCCGGGCAAACAAGGTGGCAGAACCTTCCACTTCCCTTATGTAAGTGCGCTTGCTACGTCGGTCATGACCGTGCCGTATGTAGCGTTTAACTTGGCCGCCTATATCCCAAAAAACACAAGGACCGTATCTGGTGCGCTGGCCTGTAATGGGACTGGCTCAATGAATTCCTCGATTGCTGCAGATTCGATAGGTAGTGGATGGCGGTACTACTCAAATACCAACGCGGCAGGATCTGCGCCGTTTGATGACTTAATTGTCGACACGCCACAGACGCTTTATTACAGCGCGCAACAAGCGACTCTGTTTACTGTTTTCCTTTCGGCTTACACCATTTAAGGGGGTGATATGTTCGTTCAATTCTCTGACGAGTCTCAAACTAAAGTCATTTCCATATTTGGTTGCCCGCAAGATGAAGCGGTGTGGCCAAATCAGGGGGAGGTGGACGAAGACGATCCGCGTTACCTGGCTTTCCACCCGGTCCTGCCACTTGCGGGGCTGTCCGATGTAGAGGCGGCGGGTCGAGCGTGGCGTAACGTTGAAATCGCGCGTGTGACTTGGTTGCGTGATCGGCATCGCGACGAGCTCGAGCTCGAAATGGAAACCACGCTGACGGCTGAGCAATACGCAGAGCTGCTGGCCTACATTCGGGACCTGCGCGACTGGCCGCAATCGCCGGAGTTTCCAGCCGAAGACTCTCGGCCGGTGGTGCCAGATTGGGTGGCTAACCAAATCAAATAAACGCCCGTACTAACGTGGCGAGTTCTTTGCTGCTACGCGTAACGCAAACATCCATCACAGCCTCGCTAATGCGAGGCTTTTTCCTCTCTAGGAATTCCTTGTCGGTCCCTTTCGCTTCATTGCGTGCTTGTTGTGCCAGCCCTTCCTACAACCCCAAATGCTCGCCGCTGCATCGCGCGCGCGTCACTCTGCGCCTCATCGCCACCAACGCGCAGGAATCCCCCCATGGCAACTGACTACCATCACGGCGTCCGAGTCGTCGAAATCAACGAGGGCACTCGCCCGATCCGCACTATCGCCACGGCAGTCGTCGGCATGGTCTGCACTGCCAGCGATGCAGACCCCATTGCATTCCCACTGAACAAACCTGTCCTGCTCACTGACGTTCTGACTGCCAGCGGCAAGGCCGGCGAACTCGGCACGCTCGCCAAAAGCCTGGACGCCATCGCCGACCAGGCCAGCCCGGTCACGGTAGTGGTGCGTGTTGAGGAAGGTGCTACCGAAGCCGAAACCACTTCCAACATCGTCGGCAGCGTGAGCGCGAACGGCCAGTACAAAGGCCTCAAGGCGTTGCTCGCTGCTGAAGTCCAATTGGGCGTGCGCCCACGCATCCTCGGTGTACCTGGTCTGGATTCTCTGGCCGTTGCCACCGAGCTGGTGGTCATCGCTCAGAAGCTCCGTGGTTTTGCCTACGCCAATGCCTGGGACTGCGAGACTGTTTCCGAAGCAATCGCCTACCGTGAGAACTTCGGTGCCCGGGAACTGATGACCATCTGGCCTGACTTCATCAACTGGGACACCACCACGAATGCGGATGCCCCCGCCTCTGCCATCGCTCGAGCCCTCGGCCTGCGCGCCAAGCTCGACGAGCAGGTCGGTTGGCACAAAACCTTGTCCAACGTGCCGGTCAACGGTGTTTCCGGGCTGAGCCGGGACATCTACTGGGACCTGCAGAACCCTGCCACCGACGCCGGCCTACTCAACGCGGCGGACGTCACCACGCTCATTCGCCGGGAGGGTTTCCGTTTCTGGGGCTCGCGCACCTGCAGCGATGATCCGCTGTTCGCTTTCGAGAACTACACCCGCACCGCCCAAGTACTCGCCGACACCATGGCCGAGGCGCAGTTCTGGGCTGTGGACAAGCCGATGTACGCCAGTCTGGTGCGCGACATCGTCGAAGGCATCAACGCGAAGTTCCGCGAGCTGGTGCGCCTGGGCTACTTGATCGGCGGCGAGTGCTGGTACGACGAGGCTGCCAACGACAAGGACACCCTGAAGGCCGGCAAGCTGTACCTGGACTACGACTACACGCCGGTACCGCCGCTCGAGAACCTGAACCTGCGCCAGCGCATCACCGATCGCTACCTGGTCGACTTTGCCAGCCGCGTCAACGCCTGATCACCCATTCACCCGCGCGGTCTCGGCCGCGCCGTAGGAGAGCGCCCAAATGGCCCTGCCCAAAAAGCTCAAGAACATGAACCTTTTCAACGACGGCGTCAGTTATGTCGGCCAGTCGAAGAGCGTCACCCTGCCCAAGCTGGGGCGCAAATTCGAACAGTTCCGCGGTGGCGGCATGGACGGCCCGGTCAAGGCCGATCTCGGCCACAGCGACGACGGCATACAGCTCGAGTGGACGCTCGGCGGTTGGGATTTGACGGCCCTGCGTCAGTACGGCGCCGTTTCTGTCAGTGGCGTGATGCTGCGCTGGGCCGGATCGATCCAGCGCGATGACACCGGCGACGTATCGGCGGTCGAGGTTGTTGTTCGTGGTCGCCATGAAGAAATCGACATGGGCGACGCCGAGTCCGGAGAGGACACCGAGCACAAGTTCACCACCACCTGCAGCTACTACAAGCTGACGATCGATGGAAACGTTGAGGTCGAAATCGACCTGCTCAACTTCATCTTCAACGTCAACGGCAAAGACATGCTGGCCGAACATCGCAAAGCCATCGGTCTGTAATTTCAACTCCGGCAGGCTCCCCGCCCACTTTCTCAGGACACCACCATGAACACCCCAGAAAAAGCCCCGCAAAAGAACCCCAATGTTGAAGACATCACCCTGGATACCCCGATCAAGCGCGGTACCGAGCTACTCACTTCAGTATCCCTGCGCAAACCCATGTCGGGCGAACTGCGCGGGG